ATGGAAATCGGCGAGAAGATTCGCAAGCTGCGCACCGACGCGAAAATGACACAGGACGAGCTCTCCGCCAAGCTGCTGGTGACGCGCACGGCGGTGAGCAAATGGGAGACCGGCAAGGGCTGGCCGGGTTTGGACAGCCTGAAGCTCATAGCCGACGAATTCGGCGTCACCATCGACTCCCTTGTGAGTGACGAGGACGTGCAGTCGAAGCGCGAAGCCAAGGATAGGCTGTCGCTTCGGCTCTACTTCGCCGCCGTGGCATGCGCCATCGCCGCAATAGTCGCCGCCGCGATCGGCATGGCCGGCTTGTTCGACTTGCCGCCCATGGCTACAACCGTCTGCCGTTGGATCGCCGTCTGGGGCATGGTCGGCTACGTCATGCTCTCCTTCGCGTTCTCCCGCGCCAGCGAGCGAACGAGCATGCGCCGCCCTGGCATCCCGCGTCGTGGTCATCCTCGTCGTCCTCGTCGTGACGATGGGCTTCATCGGCATTGCGGGCACACTTGGGTAAGGCGGCAAGTCGCACTCCCGTCCATGTCATACAGCCGCGCAGTTTACTGCAAAGCCACTGTAAAGCCTACTGCAAACCCTGCTTGTCAGTAGAGGCGGTGTAGTATTGCCGTGGGTCTTTAGGCGATTTGCCGTGCCAGGTTAGAAGCCCACGGTCCGCGAGCCTCTTGAGCAGCGCCGATGCCGCTTGCCTGCTCAAGCCGGTCGCCTCGGCAGCGCCTCGCGTCGTGACCCTACCGGTTTCCACTGCTAGATTGAAAGCAGCTTGCTCGTTTGCGTTTAATTGCCTGTCGGCCGCTATTCCCGTTCGATCGCCGGTCGAATTGGTGGAGACGAGCGGAAGCGTGAGCGTCGTGCGGTCGGGGCCGTAGGCCACGTCGTAGCTTGGTGCGGGGTAGCCGGCTGCCGTCCAGCCGTTCTCGATGGTTCCCATGCCGCTGCCTGCGCGTTCTCCGATGTTGACGAACGAGAAGATCTTAAGCATCGTCTCGTTGCGCGGGTCGGAGGAGCCGGGCTTCCTGGCCTCCTCGATGGGCATGCGGAAGTCTCCGGGGTTGGCGATGGTGATCGCGTCGTCGCCCCACACGCACACGATGCCGCGCCGGTCGTAGTAGTTCGCGTTCGTCAGGCAGTTGGCGATCGCCTCGCGCAGCGCCTTGTGCGCGGGCGTGTCGTCCACGCGCAGCATGTCCGCGTCCAGGGCGAAGGGCACCTTGAGGGCCGCCTTGAGCTTGTTGTAGACCCGGTAGTAGAAGTCGTAGACGTTGCCGGACCAGTCTCCCGGCTGGCTCGTGAAGCGGTCTGCCCAGCGCTCTATTGCGCCGGCCTCCTGCCGGTAGTCCAGGAAGTAGTGCGGGAACTCGTCGGTTATCCAGCGGTCCTTGCCGAACATGAGGAGCCCAGCGCCCGTCGGGTGCACCTTTCCGTCATCGCCCACGCCCGCCGCGCCGAGCGCCTTGAGGAACGCATCGTCGTCATAGCTGTTCCACTCGCTGCCGTCCCGCGTCTGCCGGAACAGGTTGCGGTACCGCTCGACCGTGCCCCAGTCGAGGTCCTCCATGCGGGCGCGCTCGATGACCTTGCTGTCCTGGCTCGACGTGTCCGAGTCGCGCAGCATCGAGAGCACCTCCTCGCGCGAGCACGCGTGGTCGCCGGTGTGCGTGCGCCGGAAGGTTCCGCCGAAGATGCTGTTGTCGATGTAGACGGGGCGCGCGTGGCGGTCGACCCACGGCACGCGGATGACCACGATGTCCTTGCCGTCCACGGTCTCCACGGTGGCGTCGGAGTCTCTCATGAACCGCGCGGAGAGCTTGTCCTCGGAGAGCGCCGCGTTCCAGAAGTCGTCGAGCACCTTGCCAGCCCTGGGGATGCCGTGCACGACGAAGCTGCCGTCCTCCTTGCGCTCGGAAACGCCAAGGACGATCACGCCTCCGGCCGTGTTTGCGAAGGCCGAGACCGTCTCCCACACGCTGCGCGGGAGCTCGCCCTGCCCGTCGCGCCCGAGCGCCTTCTTCACCTCAAGGCGGTTGCCCTCCTTGTATGATTTGAGATCGTCGAGGTCGAACACGCATTCCTCCGTTCGTTTACTCTTCGGAATACTCGTCCGCACAGTCTGTGCGATTGAGGAGTATGTCAGTTAAGTGCCCGAAGACCGCTCGGTCGATCTTCGTCTTCATGATGCGCATGTTGTCATATCGCTCTGCGTTTGCTAGGAACCAAGAAGCTATATCAGTCGAGTCTATGGCGGCTTTGTCTTCATCATCAAGACTGCTATAGACCTCATCGAAATGCCGTTGGGCTATCGTTTGCTTTGCTTCCAAAGAGAGGTCATCGAAGGCGATGCAAGCGCCGATGCGGGAATACATCGCCGCTCCAAGTCCCTGTTTAATTTCTGCCTCGCTTCCAAAGTTTGACGTGAGGATAAACACACCGTTCCTGATATCGACTTCGTAATTCGTGTCAACGAATACCCCTTCGTCAAAGAGCTGGTAGAAGGCGTTGTAAAGTGAGTGGTTGACTTTGTCGAACTCGTCAAGCAGGATGACGTTTGACTCTCTGCCAAGCAAATCCCTGGCAAAGCTACCCTTGGAGTGCTCGGCGCCGAAAATGTAGTCGTATGCTTCGCCCGTCTGCATCATAGAGATCTGCACACGGGTTAGATTGCCTCCCAGTGTATCGCTCAGACACTTGGCGCTCTCCGTCTTGCCCACTCCAGATGGCCCATAGAAGAGAAGGACCACCGGTCGTCTGTCTCCCATCATGCAGAGGCGGTACAACGATAAGGCTATCTCGCGCTTGCAGTCTTGCTGCCCGAGTATGACTTCGCACATCCTGCTGTGGACGTCCTTAATCGTCGCCTTGTCGATGGCCTGGTAGCTCGTTGCACACTCTTCTATCTGGTCCGGAAACGCCGAGCGCAAGGAGGCCTTGACCCGCTTTGGCGCATTCTGGACAAATAGGTTCCTAACGTTATATGACTGCGTTACGATGGCTGCGAAATTCGAAATGACGTGGTCGACAACCGACCCGAAGTCTGCTGCCCTCACGACGCCATTGTCGGCGTCGGGCTTCCCCTCCAGGCTGTAGTCATTTGTCGCGTAGTCGTTGGAGCGCACGCGATAGTTGTACTTCCTGATGAGCGTAAGGAAATCGATCGTCTTCTCGGCACAGTCGATATTTTCATCCAGCAGCTTCTTGAAGTCTGCATCACAGCCATCGAATAGAACGACCCTCTCAACCATGGGCTCTCACCCCGGCTAGCAAAACGTCGTACACCTTTAGCTCGCTCATCTTAGAGTCGTCGCTGTCGCCTTCTTTTGGCGGCTCGTAGTCGGGGTTGGTCGCAATGACTCCCTGCGGCATGTTCAACTCGTTGCTCACGTCGAGGTCGGCGAGCCTGCAAGTGCCGACTTCGACGGCGTACACAATCAAGCTCATGCGCAGAAGGTCGGTGACTTTGTAGTTGTTCTTGAACGACTCGCGATTAAAGCGAAATACAACCCGCTCCTCCTCGGCGATGCCAAGGAACTCATAATATCCCTTCGCATCCTTGATGGTCGAATCCAGCTTATCAAGAGCAAGATTGAAATCACCTGCTGGGATGTTGCCCCCTCGGAGCATGGATAGGTAAGGGGTCATGAGCGCATAGCTTGCAAGTGAATTCTCGATCGCAACAACATCAAAACCCTCAAATATGCGAATGTCCTCGTGAGCACCTACCGCTTCGAGAAAGTCTGTTAGAACTGTGTTGCTTATGATGCTCTTTGCCACCGCGCTCGTATTGAAGGAGATGCCGCCTGCTCCAGTGGCTTCGGCGGAAATATCGATTCCGGTAAGTATCTCAATCAGCTTCGTCTTCAATCCGGCTTTTGCTTCGACTTCTCCTTTTGCACTGGCCTCCCTCTCGCTGGCCTTCTCTTTGATTGTTGAGGTTTCACCACCGTTTACTACCTGTATGTAATCAGTGGCAGAGCCCTCGTCGAAGCAGACGATTTTGCAGATGGTTGGATGTGTCACAGAATTGGGTTGATTCATTTTCCACCTTCTGTCATCTTTTCATATTCCAGGTGCTGGGTTGGGTTGGCGATGCCGAGCACGTTCATGCACAGCTCGATCCAGAAGCCGTTCGACTCGCGCTGCTCGTTCGGTGTCATATATGCGCCTCTATCCCTGCTTGGAGAGTTTCTCGATGATGCAAAGCTTCACGAAGGACGTGAAGTTCATGCCGCTGAGGGTCGCGGCCTCCTTGGCGGCGTCACGGAGATTACTTGGTATCCGCATCGTCACGGGAGCGGTTTCGCCCTCGGCCAAGAAAGCCTGGATCTCGGTCGGTGTGGCGCCGTTTTGCAGCAGTTCGCTGTACTTCATGTCATGTCCTTCACTCGAATGCGCGTTGCATTACACGAGAATTCATTCTACCAGAGGGCGTAGACACTTAAATTGGCCGTGGGCCAAGGCGTGAGTGCCGAGAAGCGAATGGCGTCAATCGAGAAAGAGGCCGTAGAGAGAGGGCCGTTGCAGAAGAGAAGAGCAAGCAGGATTAGAAGGCCGAAGGTACCGAGAAGACCGTGAGCCCGAGGCTCGCGACCGTATCCCAGCCGACGAACCTGGGAGCGTTTTGTTGCCGACAGTCGCAGGGACCGTGGGCGTCACGTCGCAGAATTTATCTGCCGCCGGGCCGTGCGCACAGGCCACGCAAGCGCAGCACATCGAGGGTTGGGCCGCGCCATGGGCAGGGGTGCCGTGTGGCGCGGGTCGGGCCTGCCATGCGGGCAGCGGGCGGCATGCGAGTCAACCGGGACGGCCGGGAGCGTGGCCGTCGTCCGTGTCTTCGCGCTCCGCCTCACAGCCCCGCTTCGCGGGTCTGTTCGTCGCTGCGGGCTCAGCCGCCCACGCTCCCGGCCTGTGTGCCAGCGCCTGCAACGTTATCGGGCCGCCCGCTGCCCGCATGGCATTCCCTCCCTAGCGCGCCACACGGCACCCCTGCCCATGGCGCTACCGCTTTGGGGTAGTGCGCTTGCGCGTCCCGTGCGCACCGTCGGCGGCAGAGACGGCGGCAGCGGCCGCAACGCAGCAGGGCGACCCGCAGGCCGCCCCCCGTGAGATCGCGTATTCGGTTGTGGCGGTGCCGGCTACTTCACCAGCCGGAAGCCCACCTTGCCGTCGGGAGTCGCCGTGTAGACCCGCGTGGCCATGGCCGCGTTCATCTCCTCCAGCGTCTCCCAGGCGCCGAAGGCCCAGAGCAGGTCCTCGTACATGGTCTGGTCGGAGGGGATCAGATCCGGGTCCACCCCGTCGAGCATCTGCCCCAGGGTCATGGGGCCCAGTTCATCGCAGTGGTAGATCGTGTCCAGGTCGGGGAGCTTCCAGGCGGCGGCTTCGTTCGTGATGGTGGCGGTGGTCATGGCGTCCTCCAATCGGTAGAGATTAGCAACTGATAATATGATAGGCCCAGGCCAGAGTATTATCAAGTGCTAATCACCCCTCCATAGAGATTACACATTGCTAATCCCTCACAGGTGGGATAGACTGTATCCGTACACCAGAGGAGAGAGGCCAGGGCATGAGGATCACCGACGCCATCAAGCACATGTGCGAGCAGTCCGGACAGGGCGTCGTAGGAGCCTCGCAGGCCCTCGGCAAGTCCCGGATGTACCTCTCTGCCCTAATATCGCGTGGCAGCTACCCGCGCACCGACACCCTCGTACAGATCGCCCAGGCGTGCGGCTACAAGGTGGAGCTCGTAAAGGACGGCGAGAGGATCGAGCTCGAGGCCGAGTAGGGCCCTCACTTCCCGCTACCCTTGCCGACGGCGCCAATCTCGGCCGCCCTAGCCCGCGCGATTGACTCTTCCTCACCATACCAGCGCATCCGGTACTCCCAGGCGCCCATGGTGACGCCAACCTCGCGCATGTCCTGTTCCTTCTCTGCCGCTGTGTCCTGGATGATGCTGTCATCGAACTGTACGCGTACATCACCTTCGTCGGGGATGCTCTCGCCGAAGGATCGCGACGCGTGCATGACGGCTTTCGCTATCGAGACAATCGAGCCCTCCAGGCTGTTCTCGTGCCGACGGATGTTGCGCATGAGGGCCGAGTTATCGCTTGAGACCTCCGTTGCCGTCTTCACATACCCTCGGGAGTCGTCCATGTCGAAGTAGTTGATGCCGAAGCCGGTCAGGTCGCCGAGCATCTGCAGGGCCACGCGGAACGCCTCGATCTGCCCGTTGGTGCGAAGAGCCGGCGCGAACTCCTGGATCGTGTCCTCTGTCGACATGACCTTGCGGAACACGGTGCAGTCCTGCTTGCCGAACGGGATGGTGACGTTCTTGTTGCCGTCCTGCTCCCTATCGAAGAGAACATCGGAGAGGAACACGCGCATCTTGCTAAGGTCGATCTCGTTGATGAGCGCGTCGAAGGTGAGGTCCACCGCCTGTATGGCGTCTACGGCATCGGCGAATACGCTCTGCCCGTATGGGCTCATGTCAACGCGAGTATTCGTGACAGCTGGCTTCACGATGCCGAAGGTGGGGAAAGGACAGCCAGTATCGTAGATCGGGAGAATTCCCACGGGCGCAAGCTCGTTTCCCTCGTGGTCGAAGCACACGGTGACGATCCGGTACGTCTCCTCGCTTTCATTGGCGAGAAGGACGTCCGCCTTATCAGGTAAAGGTGCGGAAGGTGAAGGTGTGGAAGGTGAAGAAGGATCCGCCGAGAAGACCATGCCGCCCTTGAGGTGCATCTGCAGCTGGTCCACGGCCTTCCCACGGTAGAAGGCCCGCGTGACGAACGCGCACTCCGTAATGCCATCCTCATCCCACGAGAGCGGAATGACCATGCGAGCGTCGTAATGGCGAATGCGAACTTTCCTCTTGTCGAGGTCAAGCCAAAGAGCCCAAGCGCCCGTGCCGAGCCCGAATGCCCTTACAACGGTAGCCTGCGCCGCGTTCATGAAGTTGGTGGAAGAGAAGAACGAGTTGATCCAGTCGGTCGCCTTCTGGTCCTCGCAGACCACCTTCACTTCCTCATTGAGGAGAAGAGAGCCCCATTCCTTGCAGACGCGCATCGCAGGGTGAATGGACCGACGGTGCACCGCATACACGCGCCCCATGCCGTCCTTGTCCCTATAGTCGTAGAAGTCCCCGCGAGCCGACATCCAGTCATCCCACGAGCGGATCCACGGCTCCATGTCATCCAGGGGAAGCACAAACCCCAACCTTCGCAGATAGTCCTTCACATGCTCCGGCACCCAGTACTCGTCCAAGCCATTAGCGCCCATGCGTCACCTCCGATAGTCCAGCCAACAAGTTCAGGTGAAGCATCCGCCCGCGTCACAAACACCCACGTGCCTTAAAATGCCGAGAAGAGCTTTCTGTTTGAGAAGAGAAGCCGGGAAGAACATGCAGAACAGGTACACGGGCGACATTGGCGACTACAGCAAGCTTGGCCTCCTTAGGGCTCTGCAGTCGGCAGGCTTCACGATCGGGCTCAACTGGTACCTCACTCCAGACGAGACGCACAACAGCGATGGCCGCCACGTGGACTATCTCAAGCAGGAGAAGTACCGCGCATGCGATCCAGGCCTCTGGCTTGGCCTCAAGGCGATTGTCGATGGAAAGCACCGAGAAGTGCTTTACATGGAGAACGACGACATCCTGCAGGCTACGTTCTTCTCTGACTGCCTTGATTTCAGGGGAAAGAAGAAGGCGGAAAGGATCGAGTGCCGGGCCGAGTGGTTCGCAAAGTCGCTCGACGTCATGGACGGGAATGACATCGTGTGCGTTGATCCAGACAACGGCCTGGTCGTTCCATCTGCCAAGGGAAGGCCGAAGGAGAACAAGTACGTGCTGCCCGAAGAGCTCGCCAGATACTATGCCCAGGGCTCCACGGTCGTCTACTACCAGCACAAGGCAAGGCGAAAGGACCCCTTCTACACGGATCAGTTAAAGGCGCTGTTGAGAAGAGAAGACCTCCCCGGCGCTTCTGGCCTTGCGTTGAAGTTCGAGAAGGTCTCGCAGCGCTACTACATGTTCATAGTTCAGCCAAGGCACAGGGAAATGGTCGAGAAGAGCGTGAAGGACATACTCTCTACGTCCTGGGGCGATCACTTCCGCCAGCTCTGACACGCAATCGCTTAGGCGCCAATAAGGGCGAGAAGAGCCAACGTCACCAAGGCGCACGCCAACAGCCGCATGAACTCGAGCATGGCGAGAAGAGCGCAGACGCCGACGGCAATAAGAATGGCGAGAAGAACGATGAGAAAAGCCATTGCCTAACCTCGCAATACGTCGTCCATCATGGCATAGCGAACAGCGTCTATGGAATGGTCATTGCCGTCTGGGATCTCGTCGATCCAGTTGCCCTCCTTGTCCTTCTCGAACTCCTTCAAGGTGAATTCGGAAAAGGTCAGCGGGCATCGCTCGGGGTCAATCACAATCTCGCGCAGCCCCGCCAGCCACTCGTAAGACAAGCGCCTCATCCTGGCCTTCCTGGCAGCGTGCACGCGGATGCCGAGCTCGCGCCGCCACACGTTCATCTGCACCTTGGAATCAGGCGTATCATCGCAGTAGACGATCTGGTCGTGGAAGTACGCCTCCGCGCCCTGCTCGTCCGGGAAGGTGAGAGAATCCACCACGATGCGCCCGGTGTCTGCCGGCATCATCTTGTTCGCCGAGTGCTCCTCGAAAATGAGAAGGCGTCGCGCGTCAGGCTCCCAGGCACAGCGGACAAAGCGCCAGGGATCCGGGAACCAGCCCCAGTCCACGCCATTGCGAATGCGTTGGAAAGTGCGGATGCGGGAGTCGGAAAGCTTCGCCTCGTGCACGTTGTCGAAGATGGCGCCGCCGGTCCCGGTGATCTCACCCAGGTACTCCCAGCGCCAGGCCTGCTCGTTCGTGTCGCGCAGGTATTCCGCCTCCTCGACAAAGGGTGCACCCAGCCAGTCGGGATGTGTCTCTATCACATCGAGATAAGAGCTCCCACGCACAAGGGTGTCGTCACGTCTCACACGCTCCAGGCGCTCCACGTTCACCCAGCTCCACATCGTCTTCGGCGGGTTATAGCTGTAGAAGATCCAGAAGCGGTCGCCGCCACGACGCAAGGAGTTGAGGATGGAACGAACAGCCTCAACGCCCTCGAACTGGTCCAGCTCCTCGAACCACACCACCGAGCAATAGCCCTTGGTGAACTTCACTCCCTTCAATTTGAGAGGATCGTCCGCGCCTCGGAACACGATGCGCTGCCCGGTAGGGGTGTAGGTGATCTCCATGGGAGAAACGCGGCAGCGGAAGACGCCCTCCAAGCCAAGCACCTCGATGGCCCACTGTATCTGCTGGTAGACCGAATCGCGCAAGGTGTTGGAGAAGCGCCTCACCACCACCGCGTTCGCCTTCGGGTTGGCGATGATGAGAAGTACGATTGCGATGCTGATGAAGGAGGACTTGGTCGAGCCGCGCCCGCCCGGCAGCCAGTAGTGCGTGTGGCCGTGGGCCATCACGTCGCCCAGCACCGGGTGGAAGCGCGGGATGACGAAGTCGGAGACGTTAGTCGCCATTCGCGTCACCGTCCCCGGCCTCGCCGTCGGAGTCGTCGGCCATGGGCCCGATGACGAGCCCGAGCGTCAGCTGCACCGGCGCGTTGTCGGCCTCCTCGGCCTTGCGCTCCATCTTGCCGTACTCCATGGGGTACTTGCGCTCGAGCAGCCAGGCGGCCGCCGTCCAGTACTGCGCCCTGGATTCCGCAGCCGACTTGATGGTCGTGAGCAGGCATCTCTTGTACTGGGCCTCGGCCTTTTTTAGTTCTTCGTATAACGCGCGCTTCACCCCGGTCCTGGCGTTCTCGCCCTCTTTCAGCCAGCGGTAGAACGTCGCCTGGTGCACGCCGATCGCGGCGATGATGTCGGCGTCGCAGAGTCCGTCGCGCTTGAGCTCGACGATCTGCTCGACGAGCGCGTATGTCAGCTTAAGTTTCGCGGGCATGGTTAGACACCTCCTCAAGGTGGCATGGTGCCTTCGCGTCACAAACTGGCATACAAAGGGGTGAAAGGGTGAAAAGCTTTCGGCCTTTGCACCCTTTCACCCTCGCGTTACTTGTCGTCCCTGCGGTCGCGCCTAGACTTCAAGCCGTACTTCCTGCACAGGCGGCTGTTCCTCTGCCGCATCCGGTCACGCTCGCGCCGTATCGCGGCCACGTCGGCATCGTCGGCCTTCTCCTCGCGCTCGCGCTGCAGCACCTCGTTGAAGGCCAGTTCCTCGTTCAGGTGCATGAGCTCGGTGCACTTGGGGCACATGCCGCTCTGCCTGTTCAGGCGCACGCCCACGACCCCGCACTCGGGGCACACCTGCTGCACGCGCAGGCTCACGTGGCACCGGCTCGCCTGGCTCTCGATGGAGCGTGTAGATCTGTCGGTGCCGCACTCGCGCAGCAGGGCGTCGTGCACGGCCTTCACGCCCAGGTGCCCGTTGGCGCGCATCACGTCTATCTCCCGCGTGGTCCACTCGCGCCATTCCTTCGCGCTCATCTGCGGCACCCCCAAAAGGGGGTCGAAAAGGCTTTTCGGGGTCCAAGCCTCGCCGAGAGAGAGCGGGGTTGAGGGGTTGGGGCGCCTCGTCCCCAACCCTCATCCCCCTCTCTAAAAAGATTCCTATATATAAGGCTTTTTAGTGGGGGGTCTAAACCCAAAATTTGGGGCTTTAGGGGGTCAGAACGGAAGCGCATCCTGGCCCCCCTTCGTCCTGTGCGGAGCCAGACCCCGACGGGCCCGAAGTTGCCGCATCATTTGAGGTCGTGCCGGAGGAGGCAGGCGCACCCGACGCGGCCGAAGTTGCCGCATCATTCGCGGGCCTGCGCACGATCGTCGCCTTCGTCGCCCCGCCGCCGCTTATGCGCATGAAGCGCGTCGACTGGTCAACCCAGCGGTTCACGGTGGGCGCGGACCAGTTGAGCGCCGCCATCACCTCGTCGCGGAAGCACTCGGTGCCGTCTCCGATCAGCTTCTCGCACACGGCATCCAGGGAGGTGACCTTGCCAAGGTTCTCGGCCTCGGTGCGCAGCTTCCTGGCCTCGGACACGCCGCCGTAGTTGGGCTTGCAGTCCTCGAGCAACCCGGTTGAGTCCATGGTGTGCAGCGGGAAGGTGAACCAAAGGTCGAGCGGCGCCTTGGGCGGGAACTCTCGCAGCGTGAAGCTCATGCGCCAGCCGGTCAGGTGCTGCGTCTCGGCGAGCTTGTACGACTGCCGCGCCATCTCCAGCGTGCCCGGCTCCAACACGAGCTCGGTCATGTCGAGCACCGCGTCGGGCGCACGCCCGAACACGCCGGAGCCGCTGCCACGGTCGATGGCGGACTTCAAGCCCTGGGCGCCCTTGCTGTGGTGGTGGCTGATGACGACCGTGCAGCGCAGGTTCACGCAGATCTCGTCCAGGCGTGCGAAGAACTCGCGGATGTCCTTGGCGTTGTTCTCGTCGCCGTCCTGCACCATGTAGGCGGGGTCGATGATGACCATGCCGAAGTCTCCCGCCTTGCACCGGCAGAAGAGCTCGCCCGTAATCTCCTCCAGGCCGCACGACTTGCCGCGCAGGGGCCACACGGCCAGGTTCTCGCGCACGACCTTGGCGTCGGCGCTCTTGGCGATGCTCACGGTCGATATGCGCTTCTGCAGCGTGCGGTGGTCTGTCTCCAGGTCGATGTAGAGCACCTTGCGCTGGGCGCACTTGAAGTCGATCCACCAGCCGCCGGTCGCCACGCTCACGGCCAGGTTGATGAGGCCCCACGTCTTGTTCGCCTTGGACGGCCCGGTCAGCAGCATCTTGTGCGTCTCCAAGAGCACGCCCTCCACGATCTCGGCCGGCATCTCGGGCAGCTCGGCGGGGATGACGATGGCCTGCTCGAATGCGGGCAGGCGCGAAGATCCAGAAGTTGCCGCAATATCATCGGAGACGACGGAGGCCGCGTTGTTCGCGGCCTCCACGTCGTGCATGTATGCGTCCTTGCTCACGCCCATCAGCGCCACCTCGTGTACCAGAGCTTGTAACCGGTCGTGATCGAGGGATCCCTCTGCTCGAAGTCCCACTCCTTGCCGCGCATGGCCATGAGGTACTCGTCGGCGTCCTTGGCGCCGTTCGGGTACGGGGGCATCACGGCATGGGGCACCTTGAGCAGGTCCAGGTCGTGGCAGATCCTGTCGCGTGTCCTGCGCCCCTCGTCGTCCTCGTCCATGGCCACGGTTATCTTCTTGGGCCGAAACTCGGGAGGCGTCGCGTGGAGCACCTGTGCCAGGCGCTTGGCGTTCGACACGCCGCCCAGGGCCATGGTGTCGCCGCCGGTGATCTTCGCCAGCGCCATCGCGTCAATCAGCCCCTCGGTCACGTAGACCTGCTCGGCCGAGGCTGACAGGAGCCATTCGCACCACAGCGGCGTCGCCAGCCCGCGTGGCCGCCATTCCTTGTTGCGCGCGTCGCCAGGCTTGCAGACCGTGCGCACCATGCAGTAGTTGGCCGTAGAGAAGTCCCTGTTCCAGAACGGTATCGTGATGAAGCCGAACGCCTTTGGCTCGTACACGCGGAACTCCGGCATGATCTCCCTGGGATCCTTGGTGAAGCCCAGCCCGAAGGTGGCTGCGTCGCCGTCGTCGAGCCCGCGCCAGCGCAGGTAGCGCCGGCCGATGTCGTTCTCTGCGTAGTAGAGCTGCCCGAAGGCGTTGCCGCACGCCTCGGCACAGTCGGCGCCGCCCGCCTCGCGGGGAGCATCGAACAGGGGCCGGGGCTTGCGCTTGGACCTCTGCCTCGGCCTCCTCGGCTCGTCGTCATCCGACAGCCGGTAGCCGACGGCGTCCGCCACGGCCCTGGCCTGCTCTGCGAAGCCGTCTATGCCGTCGAGCTCGGCGATCAGGGAGAACACGTCCCAGGTCTTGCCGCACCCGAAGCAGTGCACGGTGTTGTCGTTCTCGTAGTAGTGCGCGGAGGGGTCGCGGTCGTCGTGGTTGGGCGACGGGCACCGGAACGACCTCCGCAGGTCGGTGATCCCGCAGCGCACGCTCAGCAGCTCGGGCATGAGCCCGCGCAGCGCGTCGCGGTCGCCTTCACTTATCATCGTCAAACGCACCTTCCTCCTCGAACAGCTCGCGCCAGTCGCCATGCCAGCCGACGGCGGCGGCTATCGCCTTCCCACGCTTGGGATAGGGCGGCTCCAGTCCGCGTACGATGCGTGACATCGCCGGCCTTGCGATGCCGGTCTTTCTGGAAATCTCGGCTTGGGTGCCGCGCTTCTCGCAGATCCTCTCAATGCGAAGCATGCACAACACCCCCTCGGACACCTGACGTCAGAACCGCGGGCTCCCGTCCGGCATGCGCATGCAGCGCTCGTCCAGTTCTCGCCTCAGTTCCATCGGGATGAGCTGCTCCATGGACACGCCCAGCGCGTAGCACAGGCATACCAGCTCGTCGGCCCTCAGTCCGCGCTCGCCTCTGAGCACCTTGCCCAGGTGCGATTTGTCCATGCCAGCCCGCCGGGCGAGCTCCACCACCGAGAAGCCTCGCACCTCGCGCATGCGTGCCAGCCGCTCCGTGATGTACTGGGCGTGAGTCAACGTCTTTGTCGCGTGCTGCGTTTGCACCATGTGCCTTCTCCTTACCTTGCGACTCCGATACGTTCCGGTGGGTCGCAGAAGGCACATCCGAAGCAGATTGCAGCTGGTAACGGCATCGTTCGCCAATGCCCGCAATGCGGGTGGCCGCGCACGCAAATGCGGCGCAGACGCTCAAGACGGGGCGGATGCGCCGCGTCACGGGGGAAGTGCCGCATTTCAGCTGCGTCCGATGGGCGGTACCCCCCGCGCCCGTCGGAATACCTGAATAGGATAAGGGAGGGAGGCACAGATCGCTTTTCGCCAAGCCGCTCGCTGGCCTGGGAGCGCTCGTCTCGCGCGGGCATGATCCAGCCGTCATGAGGCGTCCGCCGGCTTGCACGACATGGCCTGTTCGGCAAACTGGCGGTTCACGTACGCCTCGCAGGCGGCCGTGCTCGTGCGCCATGCGTTGCGCAGGCGGAAGGCATCGAGCTCGCCGTCGACCACGAGGCGGTACACGGTCGAGTACGACGTGTGCAGGAATTCGGCCGCCTCTGCAAGTGTGATGACCTTGGCGCTGGCAGTCCTTTGGTTCGGTCCATCTTTCAT